GTTCTACCCGCACGGAGGCGATGAGAAGTATAAACATTCGAAGGTACCAAATGAGAACCTTCGAACTATGCCCGTCACAAAGAAGGAGAGCGCAACAAAAAAGCCGAGTGGCTCGACACGTTCTACGGACAGGGTAAGACAACATCAGGTAATCAATACACTGGTAAGGTACGAAAACGGAACCTTACCGATATGCCCGTCACAAAGAAGGAGAGCGCAAGGGCAAGGAAGATAAAAAAGTTTAAGAAGGAGAAACCGGAGGAGTTTGAAAAAATTAAGAGTAAAATCAAAGAGGATAAAAACACAATATTAAATATTAATTCGTTAGCAAAAGAGATAAATAAGAATGAGCGTAAGGATAAGGAAATTAATGAGAATAAGCCGTCTGGTACTCAAGTGGCAATTATAAAAAAGGCTGATTGTTTAAGTATCATTGACGAAGTTAAACCTATTGACTTATTGATTACCGATCCTCCCTATTTTACTGATGGCGATTTTACTGAACACATATCAAAATATTTGAATAAGGTAAAAAAAACGGGACAGGCATATGTGTTTATAGGATCTGATCCGCAGGAAGTGTCTGCATATATAAATTTAAATTCAGGCGGCTTATATTTGGAACAGATACTTATTTGGAATTATAATAATACGGGGCAGAGACAGCCCAATGAGCGTTATACTTCTAATTATCAGATTTGTCTGTATTATAGGGGAACCGATGCACCATTAATTAACAAACCGGCTGACGGCAAAGAACAATATGCCTGTCAGACAATAAATGCACCTGATGGTAGAATTGGGGATAGATATCATAAGTGGCAGAAACCAATCGAATTAATAGAGAGACTGATTCGTAATTCATCTAATGAAGGCGATTTTATATTTGATCCATTTGCCGGAAGTGGCACAATTATATTAGCGGGAGCGAAGCTCGGGCGGATTGCTCATGGGTGTGAAATAGACCAGGATGCAATAAACATCTGCATTGAAAGGGGGTGTATTAGTGAGTAATGATAATTTTGAACGAGACCCACGCAGGAAACAGGAATTAAGGGGGCGTAAGTATGCTGATGAAATATATGTCATAAATTGGGGTGATATTCTTATTAAGAGATATGAGCAGAAGGATAATCTTATTCTTGACCAAAAGTTTGCGATTGATGTTACGATAACATTACCTAATGGAATGATATTAAACGGACAGGAAAAGTTTTTGAGCTTTAAATATGCTTCGTATGGTACATTGACAGTTGAACATATGCAAGATCATTTAACTGATGAGCGTGGAGATTGGTATAAATTAGCTCCTCAGTTTTACTTCTGTGCTTATTTTAATAATGATTATAATGGCTTTCTAAAATATGTTATTGTCAACTGGCCTAAACTTGTTTTATGTACTAATAGTGGTGTTGCAAAGTGGCATGATAATAAGAATAAAGATGGACGTGCCCGAGCTTCATTCAGGTATATTTATTTTGGTGATATCCCTAACGAATGTATAATTGATAGACAATTATGAAAGACCCTGCCGTATTATTTTACTTCCAAGACTTTTTAGTCGGCACGGAGTTTATGTGCGATGAAGATTTGTTTATTAAATAATAATATATTATATTTGTTGCGTAGTTAAATCGATTTGTATGATGATAGCAATCAACAAAAGTTAAATATACGGCTCCTCTCCGGGAACCTTCCTGTTCATACAGATCGGTTAACTACACCCCGGAGTTGGAGCCTTAATTTGTGTAGTTATGAATATTAATGAATTAGGTGACGATTTTGTGGGGTGGAAAACTCCGAATACTTATGACGAGGATTTTTCTTCTCCACCACCAAGATCGGGAGTGTATATGTTAGTGGGTTTAAATGACGATGAATTTAAACGCCGTGAATTATTGTATATCGGAAGTGCAAAATCATTGGCTATACGTTATGAGAAACATGAAGTGCGAAGAGTTTTGCAAAATATATATAAACGTGTAGAGTTTTGGTTTCATGAAGTTGATTTATATCGTAATCGTGAAAAGGAATTAATTAAAAAATACCAGCCTAAATTCAATACACAATGGCGTTAAGAGATCAACCATATTTGCCGCTTTACGTTCAGGATTTTTTAACTGATGAAAAACTGATCGAATGTTCGGCTTCTGCTACTGGAGTTTATATACGTGTAATGTGTATTATGCACAAATCTGATCCTTATGGAATGATTTTGCTTAAGCAAAAAGACAAGCAAACCTCAAGCACGATCCAAAATTTTGCTTTAAAGTTGATTAAGAGTTTGCCTTATGATTTGGATGTCATTAAATCTGGTCTTGAAGAATTAATAAATGAGGATGTTTTACAGATTGAGGATGATAAATTGATACAAAAGCGTATGGTTAAAGACTTTAGCATATCAAATAAACGTGCTGAAGCTGGTAAAAAGGGTGGAGAGAAAACACAATCTGCTAAAGCAAAAGACGAAGCAAAACATCAAGCAAACTCTGAAAATGAAAATGAAAATATAAATATAAATAAGGAGTGTTTATTAAAAGAAAGAGAGACTGAATTTAAAGAATCAGTAAAACAATATTCAAATCAGTATCCCGTTAATATGCTAAAGTCCTTTTGTGATTATTGGACTGAACCAAACAAATCCAAAACAAAGATGAGATTTGAATTAGAAAAGACATTTGAAATCAGCCGAAGGTTAGCGACCTGGGCTTCTCGTGACAAGGCGTTTATTAAAACCGAACACGCGCAATCTGAACCTGCATATTATAAGCCCCTTCCTAAGCTATGAATCCAGAACAAGCAATATTATCCTGTATGCTCAATGATATTGTCATTGCTAAAGAAGCAGTATCACGTTTAGAAGTTTATGATTTTGTTGATGACAAGAACCGGAAGATATTTAATGCTATCCAAAGAAACATCGCTGACGGAGTTATACCTGAGATAATAACCGTAACCAGGCATTGTAAAGAATTAGCAGTTTATATTACTGAGCTTTCATCTGAGCTTTCATCTACGGCTAATTACCAGGAATATATCTCTATTCTGATTGAAGAGGGAAGTGTCCGGAGGTTTCATGAGAGTGCGGCACATATCGTAAACTTAGGCACTATTGAAGAAATCATTGAAAGAATAACCGAAGAATTAAACTTTGTTGAAAATAGGCTTTGCGGAGTTGAAGATTATTCGACTGAAAAGACCGTAACTAAATCACTTATATCTTTTGAAGAACGTGCCATTGGTAAGAACCCAGGCATAAATACACCGCTTCCGAACCTCACGAATTATACCGGAGGATGGCAGCCTTCGGATTTGATAATCATTGCCGCCCGTCCGTCGGTAGGGAAAACGGCCTTTGCTCTGGCTTGTGTTCAGAGTGCTATCGAACAGAATAAGTCAGTCATATTTTTCTCATTGGAGATGGCGAGAGAAAGATTAATGGATAGGATAATTGTCGGTTATTCTGGTGTTGATGCTATCAGGTATAAACTTGGCAAACTTGATGAACGCGAACGCGGATTAGTTTATGACGTAGCTGACGGTCTGAAATCAAAACATATTATCATTAATGACCGGGGATCAATAAGCCTGACCGAAATAGAAGCCTTTGCAACGGCGCGACGTAAAGAAAAGAAATGTGATTTAATCATTGTGGATTATCTTCAACTGATGAAAGTCCGTTCTGACAGAAATAAGACCCGCGACGGAGAGTTGTCTGAGATCAGCCGAGGATTGAAGATGCTGGCTCGCGATCTGAATGTTCCTGTCATTGCCTTATCTCAACTTAATCGCCAGGTAGAACAGCGCGGGAATAAGAAACCAATGCTTTCTGATCTTCGGGAATCGGGAGCTATTGAACAAGACGCTGACATTGTTTTGTTGCTTTACCGCGCAGCTTACTACGGAGAAAAGGAAACTATTGTTGATGGGCGTAATGTATCGGCAGCGGGCGTAGGAGAGGTCATCATTGCCAAACATCGCAACGGCAATGTAGGATCAGAGTTTTTTAGCCACAACGAAAGCATGACACGAATAACTGAATATCGCGCACAACCAGACCTGACAATAAATAACTATTATGAAACTGAACCTGTTTTTTAAGCCCCGCCTCTCCCGTCGCATGGCACGGCAGTTGGCAAAGAACTTAATTTTGAGGCTTGACATTGAAGAATTAGTCGAGCATCCTGAGAGTGCAAAGTCCGCAGAGATACGTGCAAAGTACCTTGCAGAGATTGAACGCAGAAACGAAAACGATTTGAGCGCAAAGATATAAAGGAGTAAACTACCCACAAACTAAAGATTTGTGGGCTTTAGACGTAGAATAGCTATCATGTATAGGACACGACAACAATTCCCATCTTTCATGGGTGTTTACATACCCCCATGTAGCAATGTTGATATGCCCGATAATATCAAGACTAAAGTATTGGTTTTATCAATATTGTTTTGTATCTTTGTATTAAATAGTAAGATTATGGCAAAAGATAGAACAGAATATATGCGTGAGTATCATAAAAGGACTTATGTGCCTACTGGTAATAAAATAGGAAGACCTAATGAGTTACCTAAATATGATTTTGCAGGCATTTACCAATTAAGATGTACGGTTAACGGAAAAATTTATATTGGTCAGGCGCAAAATATTTTTAATAGGTTCAATGAACACAGAAGAAATAGGAATGGACACTTAATTTATAGGGATTGTATTCTTTATAGAGCTATTAAGAAATATGGGTGGGATAAGTTTGAAATATCAGTAATTGAAAAAGTAGATGATTTTGAACTACTAAATGAGCGTGAAATTTTTTGGATTAATAAATTAAATCCAGAATACAATACAAGAGAAGGTGGTAATTGTGCAAGAGGATGGAAACACACAAAGGAGGCAAGAAGAAAAATGTCTGAATCTACTAAAGGGATGTATTTGGGAAAGAATAATCCTTTTTACGGAAAAACACATTCAGAAGAAACAAAAGAGAAAATTAGACAAGCACGATTAGGTAAAAAATTATCAAAAGAGCATCGTGAAAAGTTACGCAAGATTGATAGAAGTTTGTGGCAAAAAAAGGTGACCCAATATAGTTTAAGTGGCGACTTTATTGAAAAATTTGATTCAGTAAATGATGCTGCAAAATCAGTTGGTGTATCACAAGGAACACTATCCGCTCATTTAACTGGACGTAATAAAACTTGTAAAGGATATGTATTTAGATATGATTAAACAGTTTTGAATTATTCAAATATTTGAAAGAAATAATTACGTTAAATCAAACAAAAGAGGGAATAGTGGTTCAATTCCTCCCAGAAGCTAAAGACTTCTGGGTTTCCTTG